CCTCGAAGCCGCTGTTGAGACCGTCAAGGGGCTGCGCGCCATCCTTGCACTGGTCCGTAGAGATGAGCAGTGCAGCAGTTACCTCAAGGATATCTGCACGATAGGACTCGGTCAGGCCGAGTTCGTTGGTGGGAACCTTGAGGATGATATGAAACAGGCCGACGCAGAATTGTTCGAACTGGAACGTGTCGCGACCCAATCCGGAAATGCTGAAAACGTGTCGCAACACGAAGGAGGTGCAGCATGAGCGCGATCAAGCTCGGGCTGTCTGCACTGAATGGACCGGTATCTCAGCTTCCGCCGCGAAGATTCGCAGCGATTAACCCGACCACGACGGTCGAAGAGGCGTTGAGCGAGGCGATCGCGCTGACGCTAAGTGTTTCTAGCATTCTCGGAGCACTGACCACCTCCGACGAAGAGCACGCGTGCTTGTATGCGCTGGAGATTGCTGCAGAGATGGCTGGCGACTTGGTTGACGCCGCGCTCGACTCCCTGCGTGAGGAGGGCCAGCAATGAACCTCGCAAACCTGATTAGTAAGCAGTGTTCCCGCGACCCGTCTGAGGTACTCACGGACGAGCAGGCGATGTCTCTTTGGGGGGAGCGTGAAGTAGCCCGGCAGGCTGCTCAGAACATGGCGCTTGGTGTCGCCGCTGTCGGGAACCTGCTGGCGAACGTTGGCGCTGAAGGCGAAGTAGGCCAGGAAACCTCAGAGCGTCTCGGCTGGTTTCTGGAGGAGATCGGGGGGGGCATCTTCCAGTTGGTGGAGCTCGAACAGGTCCTCTCGGATCGCATCAACCGGCAGAAGGAGCGGAAGCAATGAGCGCCTCAATCACCATGCTCCGCCAGGGTATTCGGGCAGAGCGCGACCTGACCTCGCACCTCTGGACGATCCTCAACGAAATGCGGCTACAAAGGCAACTCCCCGAGTGGGCCGAGCGCGCCATCGATGGCACTTCGCAGCAGGCGGACGAGATCAGCGCGCATCGCAAGCAGGTCGACAGCATCCTGTTCGAGTTGGTCCCTGGGCTTCGCGAGGATGTCGAAAGGACTGATCGCGAGAGCTACCTCGAATGGAGAGCCCGTGAGCGCGAGGTTAAGGACGCGCTGGGAGGTGGTCATGTCTGATCTCTCGAAGGCACAGGCCTCTCGTCCTCCGCTTCCTGTCGACGGGGAGGTGATGGAGCGGGTCGAGCTCAGTCGTAATGAGTTCGATCTATTCAACCACGCTCGGAGCGATATGACGCAACTTCGGGCTCTGCTGATGGACTCGGTCGTACCTGCCCTAGGTGGTGGAGGGCACCCCGTTGTGACGGAGATTCATGACCTGATCGAGCGGATCATCTTGTGCACCGGGAATTTTCTCTACCGCTACAACCAGCAGATCGGCGCCGCCTATCGGGAGCGTGACCTGTGAACCCTGGCAGCTTCGATACCGGCGACACGTTTCAGCGTGCGTCTTCAGGCGATGGAATTCTGTTCTGGTTCATCTCCACACCGGCCGTTCAGAAGGGTGGGATTGCGATAGCCCAGATGGTCGCTCCGTTCTCGACCGAGGAAGAGGCCCAGCGCGGCGCCGATCTGCTGAACGACCGCTACCCCGGCAACCGTTGCTGGGTAGGCCGTGGCGAGTACGCGCCGGAATACGCCACCCCGGATCGTTTGGACCACGACGCCAAGCGAGCACGCGCCGACCTCGCCGGGCTTCTGTCTGGCATTACCGGGAGGAGCGGCCATGACTGAGCTCGATATCAAGAAGTCTTTGCGCTCGAGGAGAGGGCTGGTCCCGGACACTCCGTCAAGGCTGTGCGGGACGTTTAGCTACGGCTTGCACTACCACGGCCCGCAGCAGGTTCTGGACGATTTTCTTGGGCGGGTAGAGCGCGAGCAAGATCACGCCAAGCGATTAATGCAGGCACAGCGCACGATCGGCGCGCTGATGGCGTTGTCGGCGGCGAAGGTCAGTCCGGCTTGCGCCTGGTACACACACCGCGACGTGTTCCGACGCCTCGCTGAGCTTACCGGCGAAACGGAAAACGCACTGGTGCAGATGGCGGGAGTAGAGCGATGAACCTGACTACCATCGGCGGCCAGGCCGCCACCATGACCAGCCGGGAGATCGCGGATCTTGTCGAGGCTCGCCACAACGACGTTGTCACGACCATCGAACGTCTCTTCGACAAGGGGCTTTTACGATCAAGTCGTAAAACTCGCCGGGAGTCCACCGGTGGCCGTCCGATCGCTGTGTATGACCTGATCGAGAGGGATACTCACCTGGTCGTTGCTGGTTACAGCGATGAGCATCGTGCCCGAGTGATCGACCGCTGGCAGCAGCTTGAGGCTGAGCGTACCGGTCGCGATTACCAGATCCCGCGTACCCGAGCCGAAGCCCTGCGGCTGGCTGCTGACCTGGAGGAACAGAACGCCGTCCTGCAACTGGAGAATCAGCACCAGGCCGAGACCATCTCCAGCCTTGAATCGCTGTTCATGGTAGGCGAGACGCCTACTCAGTTCTGCAAGCGCCTGAACGGGGTGAACTGCGCCAAGGTAAACAGCACCCTGTGCCAACTCGGCTGGCTTTTCAATGAGCAGCGCGAAGAGGAGGGCGCACCGCGGTATCGCGTCGCCAGCCGTGTCCGCGACAAGTACCTCACCGAGCGCCCGCGCAAAATCGCCCCCGAGGGCGGTGACTCCTTCATCAAGTACGACCTGCAGTTGCTGCTGGCCGGCGCCCAGCGCCTGCACCAACTCTACATGCAGCAAAAGCTGGTCATGAAAGCCACCTGGGACGGCCGGTTCACGCAGGCCAAGTACACCGGGGAGACCATCCAATGACCACACAACCGAAACCGGGCCGGATCACCACCAGCCCCAACGGCCGCCCGGTGATCGCCGGGCCCTGGCCGTCCTACCGTCAATTCCGCGACCTGCCCGAGCGTGAGCGCTGGGTGCTCTACGGCCACGCCAAGGCATGCCGCGGTGCGCTTGAAGATCAAGGGTTCCTCATGGCCGAGGGATATCACGACTTCGTGAAGCGCGTTACCGAGGAGCTGAACATCTGATGGCTGGTGACTGGATCAAGTTCGAGTTGGCCACCCTGGAGAAACCCGAGGTGTGTCAGTTGGCCTCGCTGGCCAATGTCGACATGGATGCAGTCGTTGGGAAACTGCTGCGTGTGTGGGGTTGGTTCGACCAGCACACGGAAGAAGGTAACGCCCCAAGCGTTAGCAAGTTGTTACTTGATCGTTTGGCTGGCGTTACCGGTTTCTGCGATTTCATGTGTCAAGTCGGTTGGATGGTCGAAGAGGGCGGCGTCATCAGCCTGCCACGATTCGACCGGCACAACGGCAAGACTGCGAAAAACAGGCTGCTCACGGCGAAGCGCGTGGCAAACCACAAGGCGGCTAACGCAAAGGGTAACGGTGCGAGCGTTAGCGATGCGTTACCTAGAGAAGATTTAGATGTAGAGAAGAGTAAGAGAAAAGATATAGAGCCCCCCTTACCCCCCGAGGGGGATGCCGCTGGCGCGGCTAGTGATCGGCCTCGCCCCAAACCAAGGAAGTCGACCACCGTCACCGCAACCACGATGACCAACAGCGTCACTGGGCTCTCCCAGGACGTGGCAGAGGCGTATCTGGTTCACCGGAAGGCCAAGCGGGCACCTTTAACCGACCTCGCCTGGAAGGGCATAGCCAAGACGCTCCTGGATGCCGCCCAGCTCGGTGCCGCTCCGGACAGGGTGCTAAGCAAAGCGATTGAGCGCGGATGGACGGGCCTTGAGCTTGAGTGGCTGATCAACTCCGGGGTCCTTTCCTCAGGTCACCAGGGCAGTCCGCCCCACTTGAACCTGGATCAGATCGATCACGAAGAGGGCCTGGAGCGCCAGGCCGACGGCACCTACCGAATTGCGAGACCATGACCATGACCAAAAACCAAGTGAAAACCAGGGACGAGACTTGCCCCGTTCACGGCGGCTTCGAGAGCAAGCAGCAGGAGCAGTTCGACGGCGGGTTCGTCTGGACTGGATGCTGGCGCTGCGAGTTCGACGCTCGCCAATCATCCGATCCGGAGGTTCGCTCCAAGGCGCAGGCTGCGCGTGATGCCCGGATGGTCAATGCCGCGTTGCTGGAGAGCCAGATACCGCCGCGCTTCCGGCCGGCGACCCTGGAGAACTACCGCACCGACTTCGCACCGGACCAGCAATCGCCAGTCCTGGCTCGCTGCAAGGCTTACGCAGACGACTTCGCCTCGAACTGGAAGGTTGGGCGCTCGCTGATGCTGCTGGGCACCATGGGAACCGGGAAGACTCACCTGGCCTGCGCGATCATCCAGCAGGTGCTGCGCACCGAAGGTCTGGCTGGCGCGACTGCGCGCTACATCACCGCACCCGACCTGATCCTGGGCGTGAAGGACACGTTTGGGCGGAAGGGTAAGAGCGAGTCCGAGGTCTACGAGAGTCTGCACGCTCCGGACCTGTTGGTGATCGACGAGGTAGGAGCCCAGCACGGCACCGACTTCGAGCGTCAGGTACTGTTCCAGGTCGTCAATGGCCGCTACGAGCGCCTGCTTCCGACCATCCTGATCAGCAACCTGAGCCTGGTCGATATCCGGCGATTCATCGGGGATCGCGTGATTGATCGCCTCTGCGACGCTAACGGCGAAGTGGTGCTGTTGCGCTGGAAATCCGTGCGAGGTTCGGTATGACCGGATACCTCGAGATGCAGGATGTCCCGGTGATGGGCTACGAGGTGCCAGAGTCGAAGCTCTACAGCCACGAAGCCGAGTATGCGGTGATCGGCGCCATGATCCAGAGGGGCGACCTGATCGAGGACATGGGCGCCAAGCTGGAGGTTTCGGACTTCCACCACCCCGCTTGCGCGGAACTGTTCGAGCTGCTGCTGGCCTGCCAGGCGAAAGGCGTCGCGGTCGACATCGTGACCCTCTACGAGGCGCGGGCTCAACTGGCGGACGGGCAGAGCACCCTGCAGGTCGCTGCCCGCCTGGTGAAGAACACCCCAAGCGCCGCGAACGCTGATGAGTACGCCCGGATCATCAAGCAGCGGTCGGTGGCGCGCCGGGTGATCGCCGCGGCCGAGGTGATGAGCCAGCGTCTGCAGGATGGCGAACCGCTGGACGAGGTGCTGAGTCAGGGCCAGCAGGCATGGGTTGCCCTCGAGGCCGAGGGGCTCGACTCCCGGCGCCGGTACCGCTTCATCGGCGAGGTGCTGCCGGAGGCCATCGACGGCATCGACAGGCGCTTTAACCGTGAGGTGAAGCTGGGGTACGACACCGGCCTACCCTCGTTGGACGCCTTCATCCCGGGTATCTGTCCCGGCCACATGGTGGTTGTGGCCGGCGAGCCGGGCAGCGGCAAGACCACGCTTGGCCTTGGGTTTGCCGAGCGGGTGGCGCTGGCGTGCAACGAGCCGGCGTTGGTGTTCAGCCTGGAGATGACCGATGTCGAGTTGGCCAACCGCGTGCTGTCATCGGTGGGCAGCGTTCCGCTCAAGCACATTGCCGAAGGCCACTCGATGGCCGATTCAGACTGGCCGGGCCTGACTGGTGCGGTGAACAAGCTCAACCATGCCCCGCTGATCCTCTGCGACGACGCCTCGCTGACGCTCCGGGACATCCGCCAGATCTGCCGGACAGTGAAGCGCGAGCATGGACTGGGCTTGGTTGCCGTCGACTACATCGGCCTGATCAAGGGCGAGCAGCGGAACGCGAGCCGCTACGACGTGGTGACCGAGATCAGCAAGGGTCTGAAACGACTGGCCAAGGAGCTCGGCGTGCCTGTGGTGGTGCTGGCGCAGCTCAACCGTGGGCCGAAGGCGCGGGGCAACAAGCGTCCGACCAAGAGCGACCTGCGTGACTCCGGGCAGATCGAGGCCGATGCGGACGTGGTGGTGCTGGTCCACAGGGACCAGGAAAGCGACGCCGGCAAGGCTGGCATTACCGAACTGATCGTCGACAAGAACCGGCACGGGCAGGTGGGTGTGGCGCACGTTCAGCACCAGGGCCAGTACCACCGCTTCGTGGAGATCATCGGCGGCTATCAGCCCAGCGAGGAAGAAGTCGAAATGGCCAGACCCTACAAGGGCCGTCAGTACGGCAAGGGGAAAACAGCGTGAATACCGAACACAAATTCCCGATCACCCTCCCGAACACGCTGGAGGAGTGCGAAGAGTTGATGGAGCGCTTGAGCGCGTCCTGCATCAGTTGTCGCAGCCAGATTGAGGCGGCCAAGGCTGAGCAGAAGGCGACGGGGCGCAGCGTTGACGAGATCTGGTACAGCCGGGCAAGCACCGCGCTCCGCTGGATGAACCGAGACAAGGTCCGTCTCCAGAACCATATCGCGAGGCTGCGCAAGGACAGTCGCCGGGCCCATAACGACTTGGCCAACCGGTTGCTGATCGAGGCCTTGCGTGAGCATGTGGGGATAGAGGTGTTTCAAGCCTGTGCGGAGAAAGCCAGGCAGCGGATGGAGGGTATGCAGTGACACTGGTTCAGCGCTTTGAGCGCAACACCGCTGGGCGTGACTTCTGCGTTGGCGACGTGCATGGCTGCTTCGATCTGCTGGAGGCGTTGCTGGCGCAGGCCGCCTTCGACAAGGCGGTTGATCGGCTGTTCAGCGTTGGTGACCTGGTGGACCGCGGGCCGGGGTCGGACCTGGTCCAAGAATGGCTAAGCCAGCCCTGGTTCCACGCGGTCAGAGGGAATCATGAGCAGATGGTCGTCGACACGTACAAGCATGGCGGCGACGACTGGCTCCATGTCGCCAATGGGGGCGCGTGGCTGCTTGGATTGCCGGAGACAGAGCAGCGGGGCTACGCCGAGTTGTTCGACGACTTGCCGCTGGCCATCGAGGTGGAGACCGCCGCTGGCGCCGTCGGGATCGTTCATGCCGAGTGCCAGGCGAAGAGTTGGCAGGCGTTCTGCGCCGGCGTGGAGGCTGGAGAGAAAGCGCACGTCACCGCCGCTGTGTGGGCGAGGTCCAGGGCAGCGAACGAGGACTCCACTCCTGTCGAGGGCGTTGCCGCAGTACTGGTTGGGCACACACCGCACAACAGGCTCACCAGACTGGGGAACGTGTTCTATCTGGACACAGGCGCATGTTTCGGCGGTTCGCTGAGCATGCTGTGCCTGAACGACTGGAGCGTCAGCTCTGCGCGAGGTACCCGATGAGCAACGTACAACCGATGGCACCCCGCAAGGTCATGACCAGGCTGGAGCGGGAGTTTCTCAAGGTGGCCGGTCAGGAGCTGGCGCAGGTCAAAGTCGGCGGTCCAGCAGCGCTGGCTACTCTCTTGCAGATAGTTGCCAACTGGCACGGTGACCGTGGAACGCTCGGTTTCCACGACTACGGCCGTCTCTGGCTGCAGGACGGCAATGCGAAGGGGGCGGCGGTGGAAACGCTGCTGCGTGATCTGTTCGGCCTGAACGGTCCGGGGGCGGCATGAGCAGAACTCGAACCTACGTGGACAAGCTGCTGGGCGATACCGAGTACCTCCTCGAGCAGTGGGGGTGGTGGCGAATGGATGGAATGGGGGTTCCCGGATATGTGTCGCCGGCAGCCGCTATCATGAGCCAAGCCATGCCAATGTCGAGCCCCAAGGCCTACCACGTCACTGATGATATGGCCTTGGCCGTCGACCGGGTCATTGCTCGACTCATCGACAGGGCGCCGCAGGCCGGCGACTTCGTGTGGCTCTACTACGGCGCGAAGTGGCCGGCCCTGCGCATCGCGCGTGAACACCAGATCGGCGAGGCCAAGGTGAGGGAGACTCTGAAGTTGGCGGTGGGATGGGTCGATAGCGCTCTGGAGCGGTTCCGCGAGAGCGCTTGAAGAAATAGTTTTACGCGCGGAATGAGGGGTGTTTTCATACCAGCGTGAATTGCTGTGAACGCAGCGTGACGCACTCGAAACCCGGCCCTGGCGCCGGGTTTTTTATTGCGCTGCCGAGCCTGGCGCGGCATCATCAGGCCCCCGCCGATGCCGTGGTTTCCACCTGGGCTATTCCTCGACAGAGGCGGATGGCCCGGAAGATCCCCTCTCCCGGGCCTTTTAGTTTCCGAAGGTCGAAACTCGGTAGACGACAGTCTCACCTGCCACATCGGGCTGTAAGCAAAGTGACGGGTTACCGACCCACAAGGCCTTCACCCTTTGCGATAATGACTACCTTGAAGCCGAGAGGTGATCCAATGAGAAGTCCAGATATCAAGGTCGTAAAGCTTGAGGGTGACGCGCTGCCCTGGTCCATACGCGATGCCGGCCATGAGGCCTGTTTCGTGGTTATGCATGGCCTGACGCTACGGAGCGATTTCTTGTTCTCCGAGCAGGAGGCTGAGGCAGTGGCCGACGCGGTGCACCTAGAGATCATCGAAGAGATGAGGTCGATGCTGGAGTCTGTCCGAGGACGATAACCAATCAATGCAGGTGGAGCGCAGGATGCGCACGGGGTAGTGGCCCCTATCCACCCGCACCTATTTCAGAGCCCAGCCTTCGTGCTGGGCTTTTTCATTTCCGCCGCAAGGCAACCCAACACGCAGCTAGGCCCGTACAGCCGAAAGGCGGATGTCCGCTCATCCGTCCGCCCCGCTGCGCTCCTTTTTCCAGGTGAGTGGAGTGGATCAGATGAGTGAAATTGATCTTGATGAGGCCAGCCTGCGTGACCTGGTAATGGTCAATGACGGCCAGGTCGTAACGACATCGCTGAAGGTGGCCGAACGCTTCGGAAAGCGGCACGACAACGTCCTTCGGGCTATCGACAACTTGGATTGCTCGGCTGGTTTCCGTCTCCTCAATTTTGAGGAGACGGTCATGTGGCGGGAAAATCCGAGCGGCGGAGAACCGATCAAGAGTCGAAGCTTCGACATGACCAAGGACGGCTTCATGTTCCTTGTGATGGGCTTTAGGGGTAAAGCCGCAGCTGCCTGGAAAGAAGCTTTCATCCATGCCTTCAACTGGATGGCCGAGCAGTTGTTCAAACGCTCAATGGACTTCAACACCATGCGCAACGAGCTGATGGCGGAGTACCGACAGGAGCGAGGGATTGCCAGCCTGGCCGGCAAGACCCTGCGTCGATGGCAGATCAAGGCACCCGTCATCGAACAGAAGATCATCGAGGTCGAGCGCGAAGGGCAGTTGCAGCTGTTTCACGCCTGATCCGCCCGGAACCCACCCGACGAACGAAAGCCCGCCATTGAGCGGGCTTCGTCGTTTTAGAACCCCTGCGAGGGGCAGAGACTATGAAAATGCCAGAACGCCCTGAGACCTGGGCTGCGCTGCTTGCGTGGCTGTC